GCTCTAGAGGCGGTTAAGTTACCTGTAGTAATTGTAGAGACTGCACCAGCAATGTTATTAGTGCGTCTTGTCTCTACAGCTGCAATATCTGTGGCATTAGTAGCAACATTATCTTGAACTATATCTACGTTAGCAGTAATATGTGTATAGGTAGCAAAGTCATTAGCTCTAGCAGAGAAAAGAGTTGCAGAGTCATTAGCTTGGAGTTCTACTCCGTCCGCAAAAACTTTAGGAGCTATAACAGCATTTTGGGAATTTATAGTACCATCATGGTGAACATTAGCTACATACGATCCACCAGCTATGAAGTTAATATTAGCTCCTGCATCGTCTATAATAATACCCGTATCTTCTGAGGCTCTTAAACCAAAATGAACTCGCTGAAGATTTACAGGAGAGGCAACGTGTACAGAATTTGCGTGAAGATCCATAAATGATTCAATAGCAACTATAGTATTTGTGTCAGGAGTTTGTGTGCGAACAAAGATTACACCATCCTCGCCTAGATGATCTCCGATAAACACATTACCTTTGTTACCTCGATTTATGAGCAGTCCAGAATCTGTAGCTGGAGCATCACCTGGATTTAACTCTGCAGAAAGCTCAATAAAGTTATTTTGAATTGTAGCAGTTTGAACACCTAAATCAACTTGTGCACCTGTTACAATCAATGAGCCAGAAATAGTAACATTATCAGTAAAGGTAACAGGAGCTGAGAACGGAGTGGTGCCGTCAGTAATGTTTGCTATATTATCATTTGTGATATCTAAATTAGCATTTAAACGAGTCTCAGTGCCTGTAGCAGTATCAACTGTTGATAGGGTAGCAATATCCGATGCAAGTTGCACAGCGTTAGAAACAGTAGAGAAGGTTGTGTTAGAGTAGGAACCGAGTGAATCTACATTAGAGCGAACAAGAGCAACATTAGCTTCTGCTGCTACAACGTTATCTTGAACTAAGTCAACATTAGCGTTAAGTCTAGTAAAGGTGATAAAGTCATTTGAAGCTGATTCAGCAGAGTTAGCAGTAATACGAGCTTGCAGCGCTGTATCTTCATTGCTAAAGGTTGTAACGTTCGTAGCTAAACGAGACTGTAAAGCTGTATCTTCGTTAGTTAACGCTGTAACGTTCGTAGCTAAACGAGACTGTAAAGCTGTATCTTCATTAGTTAACGCTGTAACGTTCGTAGCTAAACGAGACTGTAAAGCTGTATCTTCGTTAGTTAATGATGTAACGTTTGTAGATAGTCTGCTCTGTAATCCTTCAAGCTCCGCAGAGACGTTAGCTACACCGCCTTGGTTTGGGGTTGTAACGTTTGCCTGATCTCCCGACGCTCCAGTGATGGTAATACCTTCTCCTGCTAACGCAGAAATTGTAACTTCACCAAGTTGAAGAGAGCCAGGTCCGATGAATACATCTTTCCAGACTTTATCAGGAGCGCCTAGTGAAAATAAATTGTTCTGAGAGGGTTCTACATTAGCAGTATCAACTACAACGTTAGAACCAGTGTTATACGTAAAGAATGTATTATCGGAACGACGAGTTTCAACAGCTACAACATTTGCTTCTGCGGAAGCTACATTGTCTTGAACAGAGTCTGTTAAGAGCAGAGTTGTATAGTTTGTTGTGATATAGGAGTTTTGAGCAGTAACATTGTCTTGGACAATATCTACATTTGCATTTAAGCGGGTATAGGTTACAAAGTCGTTAGAAGCTGAGAGATCTGCATTAGCAGCAATACGAGCTTGTAGAGCTACGTCCTCTGAAGCAAGTAATTCAGCATTAGAAACAGTAGAAAAAGTTGTATTTGCATAGGTGCCTAGTGAGTCTACATTAGAGCGAACCAATACCACATTAGCTTCAGCTGCTACTACATTATCTTGTACTATGTCAAGGTTAGCATTTAGACGAGTTTCAGTGTCCGCTGCTGTGCCTACAGTTACAGACGCAACATTGTCTTGAACTAAATCAATATTAGCTTGAAGACGAGTATATGTAGCAAAGTCGTTAGAGGCGGAGAGATCAGCATTAGCAGTGATACGTGCCTGGAGAGCTATATCTTCTGCATTAGCTCCAGTAGCAAATGAATCAAGATTAGAACTCACTAAGTGAGCGTTACCAGTAAATGTGATAACGTTTGCAACAGTGATCTTTTTAGTTTCAGTTGCAGACACATCATCAATTACAAATACATCTCTATCTTCAGCATCGGTGCCTGAAAGGTTTGTGAGTGCAGTAATTTTTACGTTTGCCATACGTTAACTCGTTTCAAATATGCGATCATCTTGAGTTGTGAAGAAAACACCGCTCTGTGTTATAAGGTTAAATGAGGCTTCTTGTTTAATCAAGCCACGACCATCTTGAGTGATTATAACATCGCCAGCCTGGGTGAGCAATAAATCATCTTGAACACCTACGGGAGGTGTTATCGCTCCAAAGGCTCGTCTTATAGTTGAAATTCTTAAGAAGAGGCTAAGAGGCATTAGGTTCTTTCGCTTACGTACACTGTGCCAGAGGTGCTAACCTGTATTACAGCTAAAAATCGCTCTTGTCGCTCATTTAAGTCAGTGCCAAGAGCTAGATCATAAGGAATGCCACTAGGAATAAAGTGTGAGGTAGACTGATTTGCATCAACTGAATCATCTCCAATCTCTACAAAAATGTCTTCAGTTGCGTAAACAGTGATCACTTTCGTTGTCGGTTCAAAAGCTGTTGATCGCTGTGAATCAGCTCCAGAGGTGATCTGTTGACCTCCATTAAACTTAAGGCTTAACACGGGAATTGCGACGTTTGCGTCATCTTTTGGTTGTTTTGACATTAATTCTCCTCAGGCGGCTTGTCTGCTTGCTCCCCTAGCTTTGCGCGAAGCGCCGCGACATTTTTTTCTCGCTCTCGACTGGATATTCGATTCGCTTCATGCTCTTTGTGAAGTTCGACATAGGCCCGAACCCAATCGTCTGAATAAGTGGGGACGCCCCATCCTGCCTCTACTCTGTGCCTATACCAATCACCTAGAGTCAAAACGAACGCTTCTTCCAAAAGTGAACTGTGAGATAGTGATTCTCGGTGTAGAGTGTTTTACAACCATATCCCTCTTCAGGCTTATAGATGCGAGTTCCATCACCATCATACTCCCAGACTCGTTGATCTGGATCAATCTCTTTTAGCTTAAGCTCGCTCTCTGTTTTCACGTTCGATCTTCCAAAATCTGTCTGATTCCCTTAGTTGTAGTGTGTGTAAATAAACAGGGAACAACTCCATGAACTAAACAAGCACAAACATAGGCTTGCAGACGTATAGCAACCCATAAGGCACTCCAAAAGTGCTTTAGAGGGCTCTCACCTACCTCACTTAGATGCTCCTTACACCGACGTGAGATCATTCCATCAAATCTTTCATGAGTTTGTCATAGTTGTTGATCTGCACAGCTACCGCAGGTCCCTGCGTCTTCGGCTTCAATGAATTCTCCACCTCTTGAAGATGTTTCATCCAATCGAGTAGATCTTTCTTTGAGTAGATGCCTGTCTCAACAGCCTCTTGGATCTTTTGGTCAATCACCGAGTTGATAAGATTGATGCGCTTAATACGATTTAGGTATCCTTGGGTGGCGAAAACGGAATCGATGTATGAACGGACTTCCTTCTTTTCAATGACCGCGGTTACGCGGTCTTCTGGAAGTCCATACTCTTCAGCGATTTCGTCTACGCCTTTGCCACTGAGATAATCGTTAGCGAGCGCCAGCACAACCGGGTCCAGAGGCGGAGCCTCTAAGCTGCGGTTGAGCGCATCAACTGACGTTGTTATTGTTTGATCCTTCTTCATACGTCCACCTCATATGTAATTAAAATTTGTAAGTCACCCACCTGATATGGCCTCATTAATCCTTCATCACCGCCTACAGTGACCACTTGAGCTATCTCTACGCCTAGCGCACGCTGCTCAGCTGCAAAGGTGTCCACCTGTGCTTCAATCTCTCTCACGAGCAGATCAAGAGTGCTGATGTCTCGATCATACTGGTACACACGACAGTCAACTTGTAGCGTTGCAAGCTTTTGACCTGCTCCACGATGGTCACGGATCTCTCCACGCGGAACAAAAGTGATTGATGGCCAATCATTGATCTCATCTAAATATCGATAAGATTTGAACACTTGTTCAATAGAGGGAATAGCTAAGAGATGTGCTTGTAGTGCATCAATAATCTGAGTACGTCTAGTCGCCACTGTACACCACCTCTATTTCAATCTCTGCAACTCCATATGGAGTCATTAATCCCTCATCTGTACCAATCGATGTGACATAAGCTGATTCTACATCTAAGTCTCTTGCAACAGAGGCAAACTGTTCAACAATATCTTCAACCTGTCTAGCTAAAAGTTCGCTTTCTTGCAGCGAATCTTCCTCATGAGTATAAACATATCCTCTAATTGATTGTCTCAAAGTTTTCAGCTGTTGTCCATCTCCATATAGTTCATAATCTTCAGTTGGGGTGGCTCCAAGAGTGACCGTAGGGAAGTCGTTGATATCGTCTAAGAATCGATATCTACGATCTACTTTAGCAATTCCAGAGATAGTTTCAAGCTGAGTTACAAGTCTGTTTACGATTTCGGTGCGTCTGGCCATGCGAGATCAATCATTTCATCAATAGATTTGTCTGGGGCCTTAGTCATTAGTGTTACCGTACCGTCTTGTTGGAGTGAAAACCAACGAAGAATGTAGAAGTAATAGTCTCTCTCAGGGACTGAGATAAAGTTGTCTTCAAACCATTCAGTAAACGCTTGGACAGTGGGTAATTCAACGCCTAACCACTCGTTAAGTTTTAATTCTTTTGGGTT